CTCCATTTTTAGAATTGTATTCAGTTATATTCATTTCTTCTCCTTCCTTAACTCAGCTAACTTAATTCTTATTTTTGCTATATTTAATCCTGTCTTAGTTAATTCGGGAACAGAACTGATTAATCTACATTGATTAAGAACTTTTAATTCGTTTCTAGTCACACAGATTAAGTTATCAGTATTTAAATTAGTTTTATCTCCATCTGCAAATATAATCACACTGTTTTCTGGGATTGTTCCATGTTCTTGTTCATAGATCCATCTGTGTTTTCTCACCCATTTATTTGGTTTCGCTATTTTAATTAAGATATAGCCATCTTTATCCAGTCTTTCTGAGTATAGTTCCCGTGTATGCCAAGGAGAAAATCCTTTTTTAAATCCTTTTGTAGGCTTCAAACCTGTTTTTATTCCTTTATTCCAAGGGGTAAAACCTTTTTTAAACTTAGTATCATTCACAGTTAGCCCTCCAACATCTTAGGTAGTTTAGCTGTTGCATCCAACATGTCGTCTTTAAACTTAGCTGCTTTAAGAGCTAACTCGCCGTTACTAATAATTACAGTCGCAAGTTTTATCATAGTTTCACTTCTACTAATTTCCTTCTCTAACTCTTCTTCTGAAATACCTTCTTTACTAAGTTTATCCATTTGATCAAATAGCTTTTCGTTTAAATCATTTAAAGAATTCATTCTTTTCTCTCCTTCCAATCCATTTCTTCAGCTTCTTTCTTTTCTTTATAGAGTTTAATAGCCATACCTTTTGCACTGTAATTTCTAAGTCCAAGGACTTTTTCACGACTTCTTTTTTTGTATGCTGCATTCTGTTTAGATTTTTCTCTCCAGTATTGCTTCTCACATACAGCTGAACAATACTTAACTCTTTTATCTTTAAAATCAGTAACATGAACATGAACTCCACAGTATGCACAAACAAACTCACGAGGGCAGTCTACATTATCATAAAATTGATTAACTTTTATTCCCACACTTAATCACCTACATACTCCCCATATCTATGAGAAAAGAAATTAGGTATATCCTTTTTTTTCTTTGGGACTCTCAAGTCTATGAAATTTAAAAGTGAAACATACCCTCTACCCAATCTCACATCTATAATAAAATCGTCTCCTTTTATATATAAGCCTGTATCCAATATCTCTGTAGTAGGATTATAGTCTGTTACTGCTGCAAACTTATAGAACTTTTCTGGACCGATATCATATTTCCCTGACAGGAATACTTCTTTTATATCTGCATAGCATCTACCATTGCTTTTTAATACACTTTCTACACACTTAAGTAAATTTATTGTTATCATATTTTTCTCCCTTGTTTTTTCATAAGATTTAATGTATAATCTAAGTGAAATATTACCTAGATATTTTCTCTTAAACATCTGATTTGGTTTGGTCGCCTGGTTCAGATGTTTTTCTTTTGTTATATGCTGCTAATATGCTAGCTATTACCAATGCTAGTTTCTTCATAATTCTTCTCCCTTGTGCTTCATAAACCAATCTGCCAACTTATCTTTAATTACTAAGTGTTTAACCCCTATTTTTATGTAAGGGAAATCAGTATATTCTCTTGCAATCTTTTTCAATTTTTGTAGCCCTATACCAGTTAATTTTGCTGCTTCTGGCATTGTCAACATCATCTTTTCAGTCATCTTAATCTCTCCTTTCTAATTAATTTTTGCTGTAAGTTGTGTAACGATATCCATTAGAGCATTTTCGTAGTATGTAAAATTGTTGCATCTAACATCATCAGTTTTAAAACTTATAATTTCATTTCCATCAGTATCTACGAAATGTTTTATTTCAGGAGTTATCAAAACCCGACAGATGTCATCTCCTTTATTCATAACTACATACCCTAGATACTCATTAGTTATATTGTTAAAAGTTATAACTAGCCTATGGTTTTTAAACATTATTTCTTTTACAGATAGCTTTCCTTTCACTATTTTCATTCTGCACCTTCTTCCCATATAAGCCCTTCAAAATCATACAACTCTACGTACTTCATGTACGCCTCAAAAATGACTTTAAATAACCATACAATCTTATATTTAATTACATCTAAAAGAGTTGCTTTTTTACTTTCTCTCAAAAGTTCTCTTGCTGCTATTTCTTTTTTTGTCATATAAATTACCCTCCCACATTTCCATTTGCTGTATAATCGCTAAAGCTCTACCCATTTTTAAATCTTTTATTTCTGGTCTACCATAGTATTTATCTAGTATTTTATTTTCTATTAACATTTTTAAACCTCCTCACTTTCAAAAAAGTAAATTCTTTCAGCAGTCTTATTATCCCGACCAGCTTCTGTTTCTGCTTTCATTCCTAACGATCCGATAAAATAAGAATCTAGCCATTTAATATCTCCTGTTTGCAAGTACCCCCATTCTGCTGCTCTTGAACAACTCCCTGTGTATGTAAAGCATAAGCTTTTCTTCTTTTTTTCGTTGTACTGCTCTATGTAGTAAATCGCTTTTTTTATTAAATCTTTGTGTTTTACAGTATTCTCCATAACTTCCATATCAATTTTTATTTCTTTGTGTATTCTCATTTATTCACCCCCCTTTATAGATACATTCTTAATTTATCTAGTATAATTTCCTTAAATCTTTCTACAGTTATAAGTTCACCATTTTCTGTTTCTGCATTTTTATATATCATAAATGTTTCAGAAAATTCAGTACACCATCCACTACCTACTTTATTTAAAACATCCTGGTATAATTCAGATTTACAAACTTCTTCATACACTTCTTTTTTTTCTTTATCTGTTAAATTTTTCCAGAATTTCATTTTTATCCTCCTTTAATTTTCTTGAGTATTCTCAAGTTATTCAGCAAAAAAAATTTCAACCATCTCAGAAACGCTAATCTGTAGAATATCTTTCATCTTTGATGTTTCTTCGATAGTCAAAGTCTCTCCAATTTCATTATTTAATTTAAAATTAATAGTAGCTGGATTCTTGCCCATTAATTTCGCTAGCTCCTCTTGTGTCATGTTTTTTTCTTTTAATTTAGCTTTTAGCTTCGCAGTATTTATCATATATACCTCCTTTTTTTATCTCTTGAGTATTCTCAAGTTAATACGATTATAATTCATAAAAAAATATTTGTCAACTACTTTTTTGAAAATACTCAAAAAAAAATTAAATTTTTAATAAAAAAACTTGAAAATAATCAATAAAAAGTGTTATAATGTTTTCATATTAAAGGAGGTATTTTATGAAGGTTAATGAAATTATTAAAAAGAGAAGAAAAGAATTAGGTTTAACTTTAAAACAAGTTGCTGAAAAATTAGGAGTATCTGAAAGTCTAATTTCTAGATATGAAAGTAATGATGTTAAAAACATGGGAATAGATAAAATAATTCCATTAGCCAAAGTTTTAGACACTACACCAGCATTTTTAATGGGATGGGAAACAAAAAAAGAAAAAGAAAATATAAATTTAGAAACTGTAAATACTGACTATATAATGATACCTTTATATGAGAGTATTTCAGCAGGATATGGGGCTAGTAATTCTGAATTTATAGAAA